TTTTGAATATCTCCGGTTTGATAACTTCCCGCTTGATGGGTTTCATCTTGCATATAGAAGCAATTATCAAAGCGGCTTCTTGTTCACTAGATACCCAAAATGCCTTTGCATCAGTATCTAATGTTATTCTACCAATCGCACCTAGAAACTTACTTCTAAGTTTATTAGACCAATTAGCGTGTTGTGCGTTAGTAAATGTTTTGTCTGTCTTAATGTATTTCTTATATTGAGTAACTCCTTCATCAATGCTACCATAGATAATAACTACATTGGTTTGGTAGTGTCTATCCATGTTATCTAATTGAGTCCACAATCTTTTATTCATTACTGATGCTAAAAAATCATGTGCTGACTTAGCCTCAAAACATACATCATCGTAAACATAATCTCCTATCTCTATCCACTTCTTTTCATAAGGCACTTTCATTTTTAGTGCTTCACTCTCTACTAGTTCTACTAACCTAGAACCTTTTTTCTCTCTACTATCTATTACTAACATTACACTTCCTCCGCATGTTCGGGGTATCTCCAACACTTACCGACACAGTAACCATTGGGAATTAATACAGTCTTACAATGAGGACTACTATAATTACCATGCACAGTAAATCTAGCATGTTTCCTAGTCTCTCTCTCATCCCAATCTAACCATATTTCTTCATTAGTTTCTACTAAGTGTCTTATCTCATCTACAATAGCATCAAGTATTTTGTTCTTGTCTTCGGTGCTTTCTACATTATTACAACCGGATAGTAAATCTCTATACCATGAAACTAGATATGCTCTAGCCATGTGAGAAGGATTCTCGGTCATAATAGCATTATGTAAACAAGGCAACATAGGTAGTCTACCTGTTGTTTTAGGAACACTTATCTCACCACTTACTTGTTGCATAGGCGGTGCTTCGGGAAACACAACCAAGTTTTTGCCACTTATTCTAAATGGTATTTTTCTAGGTTTCTTTGCTAACTCAAGTATTTCATGAACTTGTTTATCTAAATCAGTCCTAAGTAATGGTATGCAAAAGTATGGATTACCATTCTCATCCCTAGAACTCATATTTACAGTATTAGGTATTCTTCTAAGTCTTGTTGCTTGTCCTACTCTATCATCAAGTGTAATGTCGCCTCCCAAACACTTTGCGACTTGGGATATTAGATAGGCTTTTATTTCTCTAAAGAAAACTTGTATGTTTCTAATACTGTCGGTTATTTCTCCAAAGACAAATAAATGAAAACCCCTACCGGAAAAGAAAAGAGTATATTGATAATCTCTTTCTAAGACATAACGCATGACTATTTTTACATCTCTCCATGCGTCTAATATACTTCCACCATGAGCATCAAAATCAAGAAAGATTCTATCGAGTATAACTGATGAATCTATCTTGGCTTTTTCTGCAAATTCAGCAAAATCATAAACACTAGTGTAAACATT